CGCAACTTTTGGATTTGGGAAGAGTTCGACCCTACTTGTAACTATCTTATGTCTGTTGACGTATCAAGGGGCGATGGAGCCGATTTCTCAACTTTTCATATTATTAAACTAGAAACTCTAGAAATCGTGGGAGAATATCAAGGCAAACCAACTCCCGATATGTTTGCTGTAATGTTGAATCAAGTAGGTCGAGAGTTTGGAAACGCTATGATGGTAGTTGAGAACAATAATATCGGTTATACCGTTTTAGATAAACTAACAGAATACGCATACCCCAATGTTTATTACTCTATTAAGTCAACCCATGAGTATGTTGAACAACACATCGCAGAGCACAGGACCTCCGCAGTGGCCGGTTTTACAACTAGTATGAAAACAAGACCGCTCATCGTTGCGAAATTAGAGGAGTTTATAAGAAATAAACTAATTAAAGTATATTCTTCGCGCACTGTGAACGAATTTAAAACATTTATTTGGAGGAACGGCAGACCACAAGCGATGAAGAGTTATAATGACGATCTCATTATGGCTTTAGCTATCGCTTGCTGGGTGAGAGACACAGCTATCCAGGCTAACGCTCGCGATTTAAATTATCAAAAAGCTTTTGTCGACGCAATCTACACTGTAAAAACTACTATGAATACACAAATAAAAGGTCAAGAAGGATACAAACCTAACAATACAACTGATATAATATCGGAAGCAAAATCCTATTGGGACCAATATAAATGGATTATAAAGTGAGGAAATAAATGGCACCACCAAATAAAAATCAAGGTAAAAACCCCGTAAACAGAGAAAATGATCTATTCAAGGCCTTAACTAGATTATTTTCAGGACCTATCGTTAATTATCGTTCACAGACGGGGCGCCGCATTCGCCGGCAACATCTAGATAAATTCTCCTCCCGATTTAAATCTGCTTCAGGTCAACAGTTTAAAAAAGCTTTATACAATCCTTTAGATACGATTGCCACAAATGCTATCCAAAATCAACGCCGCAGCGAGCGATATGTAGATTTCGACCAGATGGAATACATGCCAGAGATCGCATCGACCATGGATATCTATGCAGACGAGATGACCACCTATTCGGATCTTCGTCCCATGCTAAATGTTAAATCGGGCAATGAAGAAATTAAAGCAGTTCTTACAACACTTTATGATCAAATCCTTAATGTACAATATAATCTTTTTGGTTGGTCACGCACAATGTGTAAGTATGGTGACTTCTTTTTGTATTTGGATATTGACGACAACTTTGGTGTTAAATCTGTTATTGCGTTGCCGCCAATGGAGATTGAAAGACTCGAAGGTCAAGACTCCACCAATCCTAACTACATTCAATATCAGTGGAACTCGGCAGGAATGACTTTTGAAAACTGGCAGGTTGCACACTTTCGTATTCTTGGTAATGACAAGTACGCTCCTTACGGAACCTCGATCCTCGAACCCGCCCGTCGCATCTGGCGACAGCTTACACTTATGGAAGACGCCATGATGGCTTATCGTGTTGTGCGTTCGTCTGAACGTCGTGTTTTTAAGATTGATGTAGGCGCTGTTCCGCCCAATGAAGTTGAACAATATATGCAAAAGATTGTAACTCAGTTGAAAAGAAACTCTGTTGTTGACGCTAAGACGGGTCGCATCGATTTGAGATATAATCCTATGTCTGTAGAGGAAGATTATTTTATTCCTGTTCGAGCAGGATCGGTTACAGATATCCAGAATCTGGCGGGAGGAACTAACACCACCGCTATCGATGATGTTAAGTATTTGCGTGACAAGCTCTTTTCCGCGTTAAAAATTCCTCAATCTTATTTAGCTATGGGTGAAGGCGCAGCCGAAGACAAGACAACTTTAGCCCAAAAAGACATTCGGTTCGCTCGCACAATCCAACGCCTTCAACGTGTTATCATTGCGGAGTTAGAAAAGATCGGCATTATTCACTTATATACTTTGGGTTTCCGCGGTGATGATTTGTTGAGCTTTTCTCTATCCCTAAACAACCCCTCTAAAATTGCAGAACTTCAAGAGCTTGAACACTGGAAGCAAAAGTTTGACATCGCCGGCTCTGCGACGGAAGGATATTTTTCGAGACGATGGGTTGCAGAACATATCTTTGGCATGTCTAATGAAGAGTTTGTGCGTAATCAGCGCGAGATGTATTATGATCGTACTCACGATGCAGAACTTCAGCAAGTCGCCGAACAGGCTGCAGCCGAAGGTCCTGGCGGCCTCGGAGGTGGACTTGGCGGTGACTTAGGAGGAGGCCTCGGTGGAGACCTTGGTGGCGATCTAGGTGGTGACCTGGGTGGTGACCTAGGCGGTGATTTAGGTGGTGGACCCGAAGAGATGCCAGCCGCAGACGCTGCAGCCGGAGACGCCGCCGCAGAATCGGCATTGCTGGCAGTACCGCCCGGATCCCGAGACACAACACCCCCAGGATCCCGAGACGTTCGAACCTATAAAGGTGGTGCAAAATATCGCCCTGTTAAATCAGACAAACGTAAAGCCGGCGCTCGCAGGCGCTCTATCGCCGCAGCAGGCTCAAAAGAAAAGAGCAGTTCCACCCCACGAAACACCTTTCCAGGCATGACTGATATCAACACCCTTACAGGAATGAGTGGCCTTACAAGTCTTTATGAAGGAGATGAAGCTATTTATAAGTTGAAAGAAAAGAAAGAAGAGGATAAATTGTTTGAACTGAACAATTCAATCAGAACCTTAATTGAAAGTCTTGAAGAGAAAGAAACACTTACGGAGCAGAAGAATGAAAGTAAAGCACAATAAAAAAAGAAACACCGCATTTGTTTTTGAAGCCTTGGTTCGAGAAGCAACTGTCGCAATTATAAAAGAAAACCACGAAGTTAAAAATAAAGCTGTGGCAATCATCAAAAAACATTTCGCGCCCGGATCCATCTTATACAAGGATCTTCAAAATTATCGCTCTCTTTACGAAAATCAAAATCTGGATAAAGATGTAGCTGAAAAGATTTTAAAAGAAGCTAAGCTTTCGGGGCGGCTGCTGGATGCACACGGATTGTTTGTGAGTCAAAGTGAGTTGATAGATGATGTTAACAAAGAGTTGTCACCCCAAGTATTTAATAATTTTGTTCCAAACTATAAGAGCCTTGCATCTATCGCTCAAATGTTTTCACAAAAGATGTCTCCCAAGAATTCGGTAATCTTGGAGAGCCAGATCATCAAAAACATGACTCTTCCACAAGCAAAGCAAGATACACTGCAGCCCATTGACAACATCGTCATGACATCTTTTGTTACTAAATTTAATGAAAAATATAGCGATAGCCTCTTGGAAAATCAAAAGAATCTGCTTAATCATTATATTACTTCTTTTTCTGATAACGGTCTTGGTTTGAAAGTATTTTTAAATACTGAGATAGCATCTTTGAGGTCAACACTTGAAGAGGCGCTCGATACAACACCAATCAATGCCGACAAAGATTTGACTACCAAAGTAAGTCAGGTTATTGAAAAACTAGATAGTTTTCATGGAAAAGGTGTTGAAGAAAATGTGGTGCTCACCATTCTAAAAACACAAGCTTTAGTCAAGGAAATCACAACCGATGGCGATTAAGATAACCATTAATAAAGGATCCGACTCCTCAGTTGTTACTTTGGAGATGAACGTTCGCAAGTCGCTGAATGGGGACTTGTTGATTTTTGATCATGGAGATATAGATATTATACTTTCGCCAACACAAAATAAAGTGTTGGCCTTTCCCAAAGAATCTTTAAATGATCTCGTCTACGGTGCTCAGAATCGTTTGTTCACCTATCTCTATAAAAGAGGTGTGGTCTTACCAGAATCCATTCATGCAGGCGCCTTTTTCGGAGCGATGGAGGCAGATCTTCAAACGCCATTTAAGGAAGGAATCGAATCGGCACAACTAGCTTTGGTAAATATTTCGAGTTTTATTAACGAAGAACGTCCCTACTTTGAATCAACAGAAGCTATTGTTGCTATGGATGATGACGCGCTAGTACATCCTGATAAAGCTGATTCAACCGAATTGGGTGAAGTCCCGCAGCGAGATGAGCAAGGTTCAATCAGGCCCGGATACATAAAGAATCCCTATGCTTTGAATTACTTGTATACTGTATAGGAATTGAATATGTCCGAGATGAAATTACTAATAGAGAATTGGAACGAGTTTCTGAATGAAGAGCCAGTCGAATTAGTAACCTATGGAGATCTCCGCAAACAACTTGAATTAGCAAAGAGCGCCAAGAATAAAGATGAGTTTAAGTCGTTTGGTCTTGGTATGGCCATGGATCTTGTTGGCTTGAGTACGGTCAAGGCTGGTGTTGACCTAATTAGAAATATGTATTCGTTACCCGATAATAAGAAGACAAACACCGTTCTGGACACCTTTTTAAATGTTGATGATCAAGTATCTGCCATTGTAGATGATAGCGTAGAAAATCAATTTATAGAGCATTTTATGCAGTATGTTCAAAAACAACCAGCCGACCGCAATCTACAAGATGATAACATAACTCAACATCTTCTTGATTTCCTTTCAAAAAATTACAAAGGTAGAACAGCAACAGTACCCACAGGAGCATAAATGGAACTTTTAACTTTTATCTTGGTCGCTTACGGCCTAACTCAAATTTTAGTCTATAGCGATCACCCTATCTTAAAAAAGCTACGACCCTCAAGTGATTCACTACGAGGATATGGAAAGCTATTTAATTGCCCAATGTGCATGGGATTTCATGTAGGTTGGTTTTTAATGCTACTTTCTCCGTACACCGAACTATTTAATTTTGAAGTTAGTGTCGCTAATTTCTTCCTACTCGGTTGGTTATCGTCTGGAACATCTTATGTTCTTAACATGGTCTTCGGAGATTCAGGGATACAACATTCCCCCAAAATGGAGATTCAACATCATGAACAACACATGGACTAAGAAGTGGATGCTTCAGCCTGTTAGACTTTGTAAGTCTGGCTGCATATTCGAGCGGGTAGCGCCCGCATCTTAAGAGGAACACACCAAATGAAGATTAAGAAATCAGAATTACAGAAGATCATTCAAGAGGAAATTTTAGAGATTTCTTCTCCATTGTTTCAAGGCCCTCCCTCGTCTTCAGAACCCTCTGCGGAAGACAGAGCCACAGCCCGAGCCAACGATATATTTAAAAGAATTAAAGAAAAGTGTGAGAGTCGAAATAGAAAAAACTATGCTGAGACGCTTAGATTTAATCCTAACCGCATGGGAGACGAAAAAGCTGCAAATGAAAATTTGGATGAGGAAGTGTATGCAAACTATGGACAGGATAATTGGAAAGCAGTATCACCACAGAAGGCACCAAGT